TTCACTAACTACTTTACACTGAGGAATAAAGAGAATATCTTCAGAAGTAGAGCGATCCGTAACTCTCAAACTCACATAAGGATTTGCAGAAACATCGGTGAATAGTGGACGCAAGTTTTTAGCCTGAAGTCCACCTGAGTTTTTGATGCGAAATCCGCTTACGTTTCCGCTCACCGTTACTTTTCCACCTGCGATTTCTTGGCTATAGGCGCTGTCAATTCCGAAAATCTCCTCTTCGCCGTAATCGATGCCAAAACTAACATCGGCAACTTCTTTATAAAGTTGATTATTCCAAAAAATCGTGATTTGCGCTCCGGTGATTACAACTGGTAGTGACATATTAAGTTCCCGTCAAATCATTGGTTGGATATATTACCGTAGTGGGGTTTGGACCGTATACATAAGCGATCTCTGAATTAGGAGTTCCCGCTTTTCCCAATCCGATGTCGTTTGGATATAGGATTACGAAATTTATTGCGATTCCGGCTGCCACCACTTGTTCGATCAGGCTTTGACAATAAACTCGTCCACCAACGATATCTGTGATAAATCCTTGATAGTCGCTACCATTAGTAGCTGGAACTACCGGTGATTTAGTGGGTACTACGCGGATTTCCTGGCCAGCGGGATGATCATACTGCAAACTGTTAACCGGTGAAAGCAAAATGCTCGTACTAGAAGGAACTGCGATTATGTTTGCCAATTCCTGTGTGGGACCGCCGTAGTCAAAAACTACATAACCGGTTCCGTTTGGAAAACCCGCACTGTCTTCGACAAGTACTACATCTCCTGTTGAAGCATTCACGTCTTGCGTTAAAATCGAATGCTCAGCTCCTACAGTGAAGGGTTGCGTGGTGTCGTAGCTGTATGGACCATATTGATTGGGCTCCAGCGAAATATTACTAGCTTGCATTAGATCAGGCACAATACTCGCAGAGCCAGTATAGGTCAAAACCAAGGTATTGGATAAACTGTTGTTGTAAATCAATACCACATTGTTGCTATTTATGATGGCTTGCAAACCAGCATTTAAAGCATTGATGGCATCAACCATGTTGGTAACGGTTTCTAGAATGGTTCCACCAATAACAAAATCGACTCCGGCTGTAAAATTGAGCGACGTAGTGATTTGAAACGTATCGCCGGGATTGGGCTGAGCATTGAAAGTGTAGTTCCCACGCGGTGGATCATGAAGGAACATGGCTCCGATTCTGTTTCTAACTATGACTTGTGTAGTGGCTGGAATAAAGATTTGTAACACATTGGTTCTGGTCTGATAGAGTGCGGCGTAATAGCCTTTGGTCTGAATGGTTTGCTTTGCGGGATAAAAGAATAGAACAGCGGTGTCCGAACCCTGCGTTACGATCCCCGTGGAACCAATGGGATTGTAGACATCGAAATATGAGCTGCCAACTAATCCACCCACGGTATCTATGATAGTAAAGGTGCCGATATTTGTGGAGCTAGTAAAACCTCCGCCGTAGATATTAACGTAATCGCCGGGTGAAAGCTTACCAAGATTTGGATTGGCTCCGCCCGACCATGTAAAACGAATTCTTCCATCACTCTGTACACTAAGCGTCCATTGAGTCGATGCGTTTCCACCGGCGCCCACGCTTTCGGGGAACAGTAGGACATTTTGTGCTCTGCCACCCATAACTGTAACTGATGACCGAGGACCTATAGTATTACTAACAAGTTCGACATAGTTTCCCAACCCATTATTTTTAACCGCAGCCAGACCTGATAATCCCTGACTGTTGAGGTAGGCAACTACGGCATCTGCGATTTCAACTGCTAAGGCAGCGTGAATGTTGGTAAAATTTGCTGCTAGAAAAGGAATGGTTACTGGAGTGGCGCCGTCAAAACTTACAATCAAGGTGTCGCCATCTGCTAAATTATAAGGCTCTACCGCAGTTGCGGAATCCGTGGCTTTACAGAATTCGTCGCTAAAAATGATATCAAGCAAGTTGTTGATAAGATCCCTAACTTGTTTTCTGTTCTTGACTTCTAAACCGATGGCGCGAAAGGCGCCATCACTGATTCCGATTTGTGCTGGCCTTGTGATGCCATAACTTGAAAGCAAAAGGTCAATGTATTGTGCAGAAGCTGTGGTAATGAACAAATTCTGATTGACGGCGTAAACCGAATTCACTAAGTATGAAGTCGCTGTCGCCAAGGAATACAAAACGGCGTCAACATTTTTCCCTTTGATAGTAGGATTGAGATAACCTCTTAGTCTTTTGTACTCGCTCTGCGTTGTCGCTATAGCCATATTAACTTCCGATCACCGAAACCGAAACATTTGATGGATCTAGGATAAAGGTTTGTTCGGATTGCTGCACTGCGATCAGATCATCTGTAGGAGAATACAGAGGGCTCGAAATAACTACTGAAGTTACACCAGGTACGACCATACAAACCGCTACTATGGAGCCCAATGCTATGCTCTGTCCAACTTTATTGCTATTAACTAAAGCCGCTACATTACTCTGGATCTGCTGACTCACCGCACTAAATGGAGCACCTGTTTGTAATCTGACTCCAATTGCCAAACTAACTACCAATGCCAAAGGCTCTCTAATAAAAATATCAGCGCCCGCCGCAGAAATTCCAGGATATTCACTCGAATCCGTAGGATCACCGTAGATCACACGATTTGCTTGTTGAATCAGTCCAGTATTATACTTGTAGCCATCTAGTCCTTGAGAAACCGATGTTCCAAAGTTAAGTTTGTTTAAAGCCGTAACTTCTACACCAGCGCTTTGATTGATCTTCTCATATTGTAAATACGTATCAAATAAGATCTGATTCAAGTTAGTGGTACCGGGTTGTAATGCTACCAAATAGACATGCTTGTATCCTGTATATGCGGTTCCTTCTTCGATGTAGAAAGACGACAGCAATCCGTTTAGATTGATGCTATTGATTGTGTACGAGGAAAATGTAATCGTGGTATCGCCGGTGCCCGAGATCTTAGTAAGAGTTCCAGATGACAACGGATTGCTTGTGCCGGTAGCGAGTAATGTAGTTCCGCCAGAAATAGTCGATCCCACAGTAAAAACTCCACCATTGTTGGAGTACGTGGCTCCAACGGTAGCGTTGGCCGAACTTACCGAGAACACATAGGTAGTAGTCAATACTCCGGTTACTACTATTTCCGTGGGACTAGGAACTGAATAAACAGGATAGGTACCAGCATTTGTGGTTCCAAACGCATTGCTGGAAATCACCAAATCATCACCGGGGATCGTGGCTTCGTATTCGTAAAACTTCAAACTACTGCCAGTCAATACTTGTTCTTCTTCTACGTAGTCGGTGTTCTTAATCCAAAAACTATCGTTGAATGTTCTAATAACCCTATAGGTTCCCTGATTTGGGGCACTAAATGGTGCTCCAACGATCACAGAATCGCCCTCCATGACACCGGTTGTAGCGGTGAAAGTACCCGTAGTATACGTATCGCTGGCTTCAACAGCGGCATTAGGGTTGGTTACTTGCAATACACTAGAACTTACACCAGAAACTACGAAAGTACCATTATTCGCACTATTCGTTAGACCCGATACAGTTACCAAATCTCCAATACTTAATCCACTAAAAGTTGCTGCACCGCTTGTAATAGTATATTGACCTATTCCCGTACTTGGAACCGCAACACTTAGATTTCCGCCACCGGATTCGTTAAAATTCACTGAGAACGTCAGATACTGTGGACTTCCCGTGCTGCCGACATAACTAAAACAAACCAAATCACCCTGCGCTTCGACTCTGAAAGTTAGTCCACTCAATCCACTTATAATTCTAGGTGCGCCGAAGAAACGCTCACTTAAGGTTTGACCAGTTAAACTCACCGTACTCAAACCTGCAGAAGGCTGATTTGGGGTAATGGTAACATCGGTGCCGGGTCCAAACTGTGTTTGTTTCTGTTGTGTGTTAGCTGCTTGTAGGTAAAACCATTGTCCGCTGATTACATTAGCAGATGCTATAGAAGACGCAGAAATCGCGCAATACGTGTTGTCAATGTCTAGTCCGGAATTTATGACTGGGAATGAATAACCGTTTGCCGCACCTCCTACGATTTCAACGTAACCCTGACTTCCATAGGTTTCCGACGACACTTCGAGTTGCGAATCTCTATTTGCGGTATTAATCAAACTAGCCGTACTGATGCCACTTACTGCCAACGTGTTTATGAATAGGTTGACTTGATCAATGGTGGTTGGAACGAAAAGCAGGGTTTCTCCGTTATTAAAAGCGTAACCTACATCGGTTGGGAGTGCTAAGGCGTTCTTCAATACAAATTGTGGAGAGCCCGATACATTACTAGAGAGCAACCAGTTGATGCCATCCAGAAGTTGGGTGCTGGCATTGGCAGTAATAATCCCTGTTCCAGGAGTGCCGCCGCTGCCATCATTTACAACGGTAGCGGATACGTAGGCGGATAGATTGGCGTTGACGTAAGCCGCAACCGCAGTTGCCGTTGTCGCAGGAGGAACGGTGATGGCGACATTAATCGTATTAGTAATAGTAACACTATTATTAAGCGCAGGTGCGCTAGGCGAATATACATAGCTAACCACGATTTCCTGACCCGTGGCACCCCACGCCGTAGCTCTATAAAGAATCGAGCTTTGCGGCGTCGTGCTGCTCAAAGTCTTTTTGGCTTGCATCAGTACTTTATAGTTGTTGAAAGCAAAATTAGCACCGAAAGAAGTTACAAAACTTCCGGTAGGTGCGAGATCGGTGTCGTAGGCGTTAAAGTTATTAGAGTTGGGACTATAGCTGGTATTGGTAAGCGCGTGACGATAAAGCGGAATCTGGAAGGTATTGTTTACGGGATTATTGTCAATAATAGCAACTAAACTATCTTTGTTACCAAAAGAAAGCGGGGCCGACGTGAAGAATCTATCATTGGTTCTGATACGTCTAACATCGGGATCTTTGGTGATTCCAACCGTGGTACCAGAAACCGTGGTTTCCTGCACGACTTCATTGACGGGTTGCTCGTCGTCGATACCGCCATAAGGATTTAAGAAGGTAATGATCTCATCGTCATCCCTACCAGCGAGAGTGATGTCGGAAACAAAAGAAGTAAGAAAAGTATCTGGTGGCTCCGCATAGGTGTCGCTGGCTACTTTGCTGTGAAAGAACGAAGGCAAGTAATTGCTAACGGTATCCTGATAGGCTATGATGGGATAGCTGCTTTCGCTACTTTGTCCCGCAGAAAAGTTGAGATCTTGTCCGATTGCGTCAAAAGTTACAACGGTAACGTATCCATTAGTATTGAGTGTCTTTGAGGTAATGGTGAGGTATTCTTCAACGATTACGCCAAAAATGAGAGAATCCGTCTGTGCTTGTAGAAATAATACCAAAGCATCCAGTGTTTGTAAACCCGTAGGTGTATTAAACTTCTGAGGTGCGTCTTTCATGTTAGCCACTACGAAGCCAGCTTTGTAGATGACATTGGCTTGTGGAACCACTGCGGCGGCTTCTGCAGAAGTAACTAAGATATTGAGCGTATCGTTGGTAAGCGTGGTCGTAGTTATGGAATGAACTCTGCCTTCTAATCTATTGGCGGCATTAAGTTCTGCGGACCAAATAATGACGTAATCGCCGGGTACGACATCGGAGAATGCGAACAACGTATTTGATTTGTAACTCACCAAACTGCCGCTAACCGAAACCGTCAAAAACGAACCAGCTGTGACCCCGGTATGTATAGTGGTTGCGGGTTCGTCGATGGCGATCCAAATATAACCTTCGGATGGAAATGTAATAGATGCGCCGCTGATGACGGCACTTGTTATGACCGCTCTTGTGCTTTCAATACCGGCTTCCAAATCTTCGCCTTCAACAAGCGGTGTTGCGAGTTCAAATTGGGCGGTATTTCTATCCAATGTATAACCAGCTGCAGCGCCTTGGGAAGTCAGACCTTCGCTTACGCTAAACATGCTCTTGGTAACCAAGGTTGAGCTTGGATTGATTACGATCTGCGCTCTAGGATTTGCTCCTAAATTGCTGGTAAGTTCGAGTTGAGAACCAGAAACCGTCGCAGTGATACCCGTTACTTTATTGTTAATTACAAGTGCCCAGGAAGCCAAAGAGTTGGTTGCATTTACGGTGTTGTAAAGCCCGGTTGCGATAAAATCTGCGTTTAAGAATGTATATGTGTTTTGAGCGGTACCGTCGACGCCTATGATTAAAGTGTCGCCGTTGCTAATACTACTAGACCAACTACCTTGTTGTTCTGAAAATACTGAAGCCGTATTACCGTCTTCGAGGAGGAGTACTCCGTCTCTGTAAAGTCTGAGCGTTTCGTTTAGAGTAGTAGGGAAACCCATGTATAGATTGGCGTTGACAAGATTAGGCGAAGAAGGAACTGTGACTTGGATGCTTTCGTTGGCTTCTTTGATGGCTCTGATAACAACGTAGGTGCCGCCACCAGCGGTCGTGGCTTCGAAATTAACCAGGGTATCGGCGTTGATGCTAGCGCAGATTTCATAAGCGGTAGCGGCGCCTGGAGCTTGAAAATCCGAGGTCTGGAAAGCATGTTGAGTTGTAACTCCGCCTACGGTAACCGCTAATACGTAACCACCGTAAATAGCGAAGGGGCTGGCGTCTGTGGACTGCAAGAAGGCTTTTGCTACTGGAGCCTGGGTTCCACCGGTTGCGAGTTGAAAGAATTGTTCGCCGCCGATTGCGGAATCAATAATATGTTCGATCGCTACTCCGGCTGTCTTTGCCTCATACGGACGTCCTCCACCGGTTGAGATATAAACCGTGGAACTGCCGTCGAGATTGTTAACCAAGGAGTCCGAAGTAATTGTGCCGGCTTCCGTAGTAGAACTTACACCAATCAAGGAGTTCTTGATAGCTGTCGGAGTGCCCAATCCTATTGAACTAAAGAAATTTTGAATCGCGGTACGGATTTCGTCGTCGGTCTCGGGATCGGTTCCACCGCTGGTGGGGACAGGATTTGAAACCGTGGCTCCAGAAAAGGGTGGGCTTGCGAATTGACTAATAGCGGCTGCGGGAACATCTCCTGCGGAACCCGGAAGCTGAGCGGTTACAGGAATATTGGAAACTGAGGTAGCACCGTCTAGAATGATGCCTTGTTGGGTAACAGTGTATTGTTGAGCTGCTACCAATCCATTAGAAGGTGCGGTTACGACAGTATTGATTGGAACCGTGCGAACCCCGCCTTGACTAAGAATAATGCTTTCATTCAGGTTGTGGAATTTGGTGGTGGGGCTTGTGAGATTGAACTGAAAGTAATTCCCAACAGCTACAATAGAAGAATAACCAATCGGCCCCTCGCTATTGTTCGTCCCACGACCGAGATAAACGGATCCCGAAGATGGAAAACCGGTGTTAGAACTAGCGTAAATAATTACGGAACCCGCATTTGTAGCAGCAGCCCCAGGATACACGCTGGTTGAAACCATGGTAAAACTGGTATCAGTAACTGTTACATAACCCGTGGAAACCTGTGATGGCGTTAATTCGATATTAAATTCAGCAGCCATGGCCTGCAAACTGCTCCCAGTAGCATATTGTAGGGAACTGTTAAGAATGGTTTGGAAAACATCACCAGAAGCGCGGGAAACCGCCAAAGCCATGGTTTGAAAGAGGCTCAGACTAGCAGAACCTACGGACACGCTGGGGATCCCAGTAGCCGCTGCAAACTGATTAAGCATCGCCCCGAGGGTTTCTTGATATGACTGGGGTTGTGGAAGATTAGGTGTAGTCGCCATTTTATAGAATTCCCATTTCTTTTAGCTTTTTCTGATTCCAAAGTTCTGAATTGGGATACTCTGACTTAAGCCAATCCCATTTGATCTGGGCATCGGGTCTCATCCAACCCTTAATTTCTACCCAAACGTTTAAATCGGACAAATACAGATCTGGTCGATAGGTCTTGCCATCGGGCATTTTAAAAGTCTTGGGTTGCCAGTCGAAGTTGATCTGGTTAGCATTGAGATAGTCTACGGTTTTAGCTTCATATGAGCCTACGCAAACTAGCTCTTCATTGGTTTTCCAATGGAATTTGATGGAGGCTCTATTAGCGGACCTAGCAATTTTAAGCGCTATTCCTGGATCTTGAATGGCGTACTCGAAACCATATCTAAGTAATGAAGTCTGTCTGACTTTTTCCCTTACTTCCGGAGATTTGCTGGGATGGTCAACCCCACGATTCTTAAGATTCGTTTTCTTTTTCTTCTCTTTTACGGAATCTGCCTGAGAAAGATTTTTTACTCCGTATTTTTCTTCTATTGTTTTATTACGTTTAGTCTTAGCTTCGGCATTCTGAGAAGCGTGTTCTACTCCATATTTTTTTAAACTAATTCTTTTCTTCTTTTCTTCTTTATCACCGGGATGAGAATCACCTCTCACATAAACATGGTTCGGATAGGCAAAAAATTCTCCAATTCCCTTTTGAAAAAATCTACAGACTGTATGAGTATCCACGTAAGTACTTTCATCTACGGTCACTAAATTCCCATGAATGCGAACGAGTCTTTCTTTAAATTCTTCTAATGTAAGAGACTGTTCTTTCGCTCTTCTTTTGATTCCTACATCGGGATGGGTTTTTCCCTGAAACACAAAGGTGGGTTTAACCCACCATTCTCTGTCGTAGTCCTTGTGAATAAATTTTGCCTTTATTTGACTTCCGCGATAGGTCTCCACACAAAGGGTAAGAGAATCCCCATGTAATTTTTTAATCTTATCTAACACCTCTTTTAATGTCATCTTCTTTGGCATATATCCTTTTATATCACATCTTTAAAAATTTGTTAAGTAGATTCATGAAGCTAGCTCAAAACTTAATGGTAAGGTGCCGCTATTCCCTGGTAACGCTACTGCCAAGTTTATTGACAACTTTGGTGGCGCCGCTGTAATTTGAAGACTTGTTACACTTGCAAATCGTGGATCTTGAGTAACTTGTTGATTTATTTGCTGATAAAGCTGTTGAATATTCAAGTCTGCAATACTTGTACCAGGACTCACACCGCACCCGTAGTTGGGGTCCAATAGTGAGGTATTCAGAACAGTTGAAAACAGTATCCATAAGGCCTGGATAAGATTTGTTAATCCAAACGCGATCATACAATTTCCGTATTGGTCGAAGGCTAAATCGGAACCATTCAGCAAAATATCCACTCCCGACAATCCGGTCAACGGATCGTTCTGCGCGAGACCGGGAGGAATGATGTTTGCCTGTCCTGGGTAAGTCGGGGCTGGTAGATCGGAAGGAATAAATATCTTCTGTTGCGAATTTACCGTATTCGGTAAATATGCCTGTACGGTAGCATTATCGCTTGTAATAAAATTACCAAGATTTGGTTCGCCATTTAAGGTCAAAAGATAGCTATTGGCATTAGGCAAGGTCGTGATATTTGTAATCTGTCTTGAGACAGGTATTTGTGTAAGACTTACTAAAGTGACGGTTTGCCCAATGAACAAATTTTGATTGCTAGAAACTACTACCTGTCTTCCAATAGCGTTACTTAGCAATGGTAATAAAAAGGGAGTGTTTGAAATGTATGGCTCTTCCAAATTATTCAAAGTTGCGATTTCAATCCACCTATTTGGATCTCCGAGGTATCGTGCGGCGATTTGTTCGATGCTTGCGTTAAAAGGAACCGGTACGTAGACCTTGCTGTTGGGGATGTTAAACGGAATGCCCGATGCATTGGCTAGGCCCGCAACATAATTCATAGAGCTGACGACGTTGAGATCGGTTACCTGCGTGGAAGCCGTGAGATAGTTGATACCACTTACGAATTCGTATAGTGTCTCCAAAATATCGAACTCCGGAATTTGCATCGGTTGAATTCTAGAAGGAGGAGGTGTGAGATTAAACAAAGTGTTGTAAGTCGTATCTCCGGCGCCGAAATAATCTGCTAATTGAATGGCGAGATTTAAAATCATACTCTGGTTTTTTTTGAGCTGGGCTACGGTCAGCGTGGTATTTGACAATATACTGTTTAGCTTCGCCTGTTGTGCGGAATTCAGACTTAACTGATTAGTGGGTACCTGATCTAAGAGATCGACATTTGCGTTGGGATTATTAAGAACCGCTGCGGCATTACTGGTCTGTTGTGCGTTTTGTGCGGCCACGCCTAATTGACCACCGGATACCGAAGTCTGGGTTAGCCCGTTATTCTTATTGTTGTTGGCGACCAATGCTGCGATTGCCGCCGCACCTGCTGCGGTTGTGACCGCTGCCGCTATTGCCGCAGAATTTATAGAAGCGTACTGCGCTATTGCGGAATTAAAATCCTGTGCTATGGCTTGTGGCATATCGGAAGCCGTGGTTCCAACGCCAAGCAGATCTTTTACAAATAACGCGGTTTGACTGAGCACGCTGAACACGCCGTTAACGTCTGAGGTCACCGCACCAATCAATGCAATAGCCGAACTGCAGGTAAGCCGGGCTTCGGTGATGCTGTTTAGAATCTTCTGTAAGATACCCGGCGTGATGGTATATGCTTGTGCTTGATTTACAGGTTGAGGAATTTCGCTGAGATCGATACGGCGCCAACCCTTGAACTGGAGTTGGTACATTATTTCCATCGGCTTGTTTACGCTTTGCTGCCAGGTAAACGCCAGCGGGGTTACAACGTAGGATTGGTTTTGTTTGGGTATGTCAAACACCAATCGCCAGCCCGCGTTTTTGGGGTTCTTCTTGGCTTCAGCGTATTGTTCCAAAAATTGTTGCAAATAAAGAGCTTGATAATAGCCCGTAGTCTCTCCACCGGCTCCGCCTGGATCCGTGGGACCGATTGTGACGGGTTTGCTATTCGGGCTATTCGTGGTGAATGTTTTAACCGTAGCAGCTGCTTGGTTGATAAGGCTAGTCGCCGCCGATAGGGTTCCACCGAATACGGATTGAATTGTGGAAGGGCTCTGAGGTGGTTTGGTCACACTTCCTCGTTGAGGCCAAACGCCCATGGTGCCAGACGCGCTGATCATTTTAAACTTAACACCGTTGTGCTCTTCCAAAACACCTCTTAAAGTAGCCGAGGTATTGATAGCGTATTGGTCGACAATGCTAAGTTGTTGTGGAGTAATAGGTAGATTTAAAAGCCAACTATTGTTTACGGGTGTGAAAATCAGTGTAGAAGAGCCCTGTTGTTGACCTGCTACAAGCTGAACAGAGAATTGGGAGGTCGCCGTCCCTACGATTGTGTTATTCTTTGAGGTGTCAACTACAAGTAATCTATAGGGAAAAAGCTGATTCCAGCGTTCGGCTTGAATCGTTATAGGAGCATAAAATGGACTAACAGATGGGGTCTGACCATTGGCATTCCACGGTAGAAGGCCTGGAGTTGCGGCATTGGCGGCGGTACCAGAAGATAGGCCAAAAGCTGCTAGAGCGGAGTTGCTCAGACTACTAATAGCGTCGCCTACGCCTAAATTGCCGGTGCCGTTGTCAAAAACTCCCATTTAACCCTCAATGTAAAGATTGCGATTTTCGGTCTTATGATATACTATATCATATGAGCCCTATTTTTAGAATGTTTGCCCTTGTTTTTGTTGCTGTTTTGGTTAATTTCAGTTGCCAAAGCTGTTCTTCTATTGGTATAAAACCATTCCCCGAGTATAAAGGCGTAGATCCTAGAGCTGAGAGCATTGTCAAAGAATATAAAGAATTGGCTAGAATTCAAGGAATCGTCTTTAAAAACGAGGTAACTGTTGGATTTAAAACGATAAATCGTGGAACAGTGATTGGCATTTGTACCAGAGCGCCGTTTTGGCATGAAGTGGATTTGGATCTTGATTTCTGGAATCAAGCCACACAAACATCGAGGCTGGCCCTGGTCTTGCATGAATTATCACATTGTTACTGCGAACGCGGACATGATTGGGGCAATGCACACGATTACCCCGAAACTTCCAGCGAAAGGCTCAAAGAGATCTTGGATTCGTTGGCGGAAGGCAAAGTACCTCCTGGACGGTACGATGACAACTGTCCTCAGAGTTTGATGTTTCCAGAAATTTTAACCGATGGTTGCGTTAAAGCTCACTATGGCGATTTTTCGAAAGAGCTATTCCAAAGATGTGTGCCATACTAATATGCTTGACAGCGCCCAAATAAAAAATATCACGTATCTTTATACTAAGTTCATGGAAAGCGAAGAACTGGGCTGGAGTGATGTCGACGATTGTCTTGAATTGCTCCAATTTTTGGATGATTTTCAGCTTTGCAGAGAATGCGATGTTCTTTATTCGCACCACAAGTACAAAAACATGGGCTGCGAATTCGATCATAAACCTGGTTCGGTTTGTATTGTTAAAAATATTTTAGAAGCCGTGGATGCTATTTTGGAACTTTATAAAGAGACAAACAGCCTTCATGTTAAAAATCGTTACGTACTCTCGCACTATCTAGCATTAGCCCAAGTTGGTAAGATTATAGAATTGCCAAGTTCTGAAGTTTATTGAACCCTGAGTGGTAGAATTTGAAGACTAGATAGGCAATTCATGGCTGCGTTATATTGTTTTTCATTGCCTTCGTCTAGGGTGCGCAGGATATTGCTCATTAGAATGTCGTAGTACTTTTCAGCTTCCTGACGGGAGAAAGCAAAATCGCCGTCCTTCTGGTAAAAATCGCTGCCAATTTGTATAACGTAGGTATTAGCTTCGGCTCTGAAGATCTGTTCCTTGGTAATTCCTGCGAACGGTCTCTTCTTCTTGCTCATAAATGTCCCACAGCCGCCCTTACCGTCATGATGGTCGCGAAGTCATAGAGCATGTGTCCCAACATAAGAGTTGTAACACCATTCTTTTCAATGAACCTAACAGCGTAGGGGATATAAAAAGAAATCATAGCCGCAGCAAACACGCCTTGGTAAGTGTGTCCCGTGAAGAAGGAGAGCATAACAAAAGCTAATAATAGCATGTGGACAGGCCACATCCACTTACTGGTTCCCAGCATGCGTTTCAATAGAACTAAGGGAAAACTATAGCATAAGTCTTCCCACCCGACAAACGCGGTTCCACCAATCGGTAACATGTAGGCGGTTTGCGCTTGTTCTAATCCGATTCCTTGCGAGAAAGCGGTTTTGATCATAAAATATCTAACTACTGACATGCAGGCCATGAACAAAACCCATTTACCAAAAACTTTAGGTTTGAAAGATAGCAGATTTTTATATTCGGATTTCCAAACACAGTAAAAGGTAAAAACGCCTAAGCACCAATATGGAAGCATACGAGTGGCAAATTCTAAAAAGCTCATAGTTACCTCAAGTTAAAGATTCTTACGAAATAGTTCCAGTTCCCACACCAGTGCCCGCGCTAGGAGTTCCTGGAGGTGACGTAACTGGGATAGTTACCACGTCTGCAGTAGTTACTAACGCGTTGCTTACAAAAAATGGAATAATGGCATTTGCGATTCCCAAAGATAGGGCCGGTATATAATTGGGAGTACTTACGGATCCACCGAATTGGGCTTCAATAGCTGCGGTGATCGCTGCGGTTAATGCACTTTGTAATACCGTTTCTTGTCCTGTTATTGGCATAATATCTCCTATTTTGTAAATACGTGTGTGCTTAACGACGGATCCATTGGAACCAAGGGAGGGCCGGTTGGAACCGCGAGATCGCCGATATGAGTGTGAGCATTGTACAATGTAGCAAAAGTATTTCCTTTGATTACGGCTTCAACCGCACCTACTCCTAAATCGATATTGCTTCCGTCTATAGTCGTGAGACCTTCGGCGATAATATCCGTGGTCCCCGTAGTTTGGATACTAGTATTTCCCTGATTTATAACATTAATATTTCCAGTCGCCGTTACCGTCACGTCTCCACTTTTAGCCATCGTAAACGTAGCCGTGCTGTGGGCAACACTAAAGCTTCCATCGGTTGAAATCTGGACAACTGTATTGCCTTGGCTGGGGTCAACCGGCGTTCCGTCACTATTTGTGGCGCCTTTAAAAGTTAAGGCCGTAGAACCGTCTGGGTTGACTGCGACATTGACACCGTTATACTCGCCCTGCAAACGAGGTTGAGTATCTACAAGAGTGGTCGATCGATCGGGATTAGGAAATCCTCCAATGATCATGGCTTTATTAGAAGTGCCATCCAAACAAAGAAGTAGAACAATACTACCATTTTGTCCACTAAATCTAACCGCCTCACCTGTATAGGTCTGTTGGGTTTTGGCTCTAAAGTTCATTTCGAAAAAATCGGCGACGCCACCAAAGGAATCATTGGCCAAACATTTTTTATACCTAATAGTCGTGGCTCCGCGATCCTCATCCTGCTGGGTTGTGACTACATCGTACTCGGTCGACAATTTGGTTCTATTTTCTGGATCACTTATTGGATAAGATGCAACCACAACTCCAGCCCTGAGTGCTGTGTCTTTATAGCTCTTATTGAATCCAGCCATTTGAGAACTGACGGAATCGCCCAACAAACCGGAAGGAAGTACGGCGCCATTTTCTAAGTAGTTGCTCATGTGTTGGTATTCTCCCCGCCGCCAGTGCGTTGAGGGCTGTTAATAGAAGTGCCTGTATTGGGTTGAGGAAATCCGGTTCCACCACCATGCGGGGTATCTGGATTAGAAGGAGCGCTTCTGTAAACCGTGTCTTGGCTTTCTGATACTCCGGGAAGAATTTGATTATGTTTGTAATCGTTTTGTCGCAAAGCGTAGGCATCGGAGAATGTCATTTCCGCGTATTTTAAGCCTTGTTTGCTGGAACCAATGCTTATGCCGTGACTAACACTTAGTGTGGTTACAAATTTCTTCCTACCATCTGCGGGTGATATCGCACAGGTATGTGAGATCTGTTCTATGTGATACACGACTCCGTTGAACTGTAGATTATCTCCTACTGCGATGGGATCTACGATGCCCACGCATTCTATGGTTCCGTTCATTTTTAACTGGCCGCCGATAAGAGCATCTCCCAATATCTTGGCCCAATAAACGCTTTTATAATCGGTCTTATTGGCATAATTAACGGGTTCGTCGAAAAGGGAAGTGACTACATAAGGTCGGAGCCCGCTTCTCTTGACATCATCGACGTCGTAAAGATAGTTCTTTTGTGCGGTTTCAGAAGAAAGATCGTAGCCTTCTGGACCCAATGTAGACCTACCGAAGTACTGAACAAAATTAATTCTAGCAGATTCGTCTCTACCTAGATCAAAATTATAAACTATGGCAGGATCTATCTTCCATCTTGGGATGTTCATAAATCTAGTAACTTGAAAACCACCTACGGCAAAATCATCATTCGTGAAAGGTATTTGTCTGAAAACCACGGTTGGCATGACATCACCATCTGGGGAGAGCCTAAAACAGGTATATAGTTCGTTGATTGGAGCATTGGAGAATTGATTAAGGATTGACCAAACCTGAACCTGATTCCAATATTCTGGTTTGGTTACGGTTTCACCCTGGCATTTATTGCTGGTAACGAAAAATCTTCCATCGTCTTGCGAAATCGTTGGGTTGAGACCGCTGGCAGCGTCTTGACTAGCATTGGCGTTATAACTCTGTATACCAAAAAGATAGTTGTACACGTCTTTAGCCGCAACGGCTTCCGGCACATTCAATAGTTTCCCCAAAAGACCGGGAATAAAAAATAGTGTGTTTGGACTTTTAACTATGCCTTTTACAAATCTTCCATTGTCGCCTATCCCATTTCCAACTAGAACTTCTATCAAGAACTGCATTATGTCCTGAACGTTAGTAAGTCCTTTATTGGTTACCATGAGCGCCCAGGCAGAGGCTAGGTTGGTAAACCATAGATTGACGTTATTTTGTTCGGATTGATCGACGAGATTTTGATTAAAGTAAATGGTATTATTGAATTCCGTGAAAGCAAAACCCGTAATTCTATATACCAGCGATTTAGTTCCTTTTTCCTGATCAATAATAGCCAATGATTCTCTGACCCCTTGTACTTTGAAAACACCCTTAAATCCGTCATTGGCTCCATTGATGGGTAAACTATTTCTGGCGTTGTCGGCAACACGTCGGGCTTCGGATTCCCAGTTCAACATATTTACTATTACGAAATCACCGGGCGCGATTTCGGTTTCATAATTTACGTCGGTCATAAGAAGAGTGGCCGACATAGAGGGAGTAAGAACGCCTTTATTAACATTGGCGGAAACCTGAATACAGTCGTTTTCAACTACTAACGGTTTAGGTCTCACCGTGGTATAGTTGACTCCATTGCTTGGAGTCGTCCTAAGCGTATCTCTTTGTTGCCAGCTTACGAAAGTTAGGACCCAGGTAGGACTGCTTTGATTTACAAAACCTTCTCCTTGGCCGTTACCATGTACGGTTAGGGGATATGTGTAGGCGTTGGTATTCGCCATTATCTACCGCCCTGAGGTTGTCTGCTTCTAGACGTGGGATGAAAAAAAGATCCCTCTTCTTTTTTGACCGGAGTTCTTCCAACTATATCTAGGTTTTCTTTTACAGCTTTATTGAACTTATCTAATCCATCAGCGGCTGGGACTATCACATCTTTCAGTCCTCTAAAACTTTCCAATATAGCTTTGGAATCCGCTGCCAAAGCTTTGACCATTTCGTCTTCCGCTCTTCCGGTTTCACCGGGACCTTCCAACTTTTTCTTTGCCATTTCTTCGAACATATCTGTTCGACCAGCTCCTGCGGGCTGAGTTGTGCCCTTAATAAAAGCTTCCATTTGTTTGCGATTTTTAGCCATTTCAGGGTATTCTATAGCAGTTACTTTAAACAATTCTTGTTCTTGCTGATTGATTTGGCCACCGACTTCTCCCATTCCTTTAGCACTTAGTGGTCCCATCATCTGCGCTCTTTTTGCGGCAAGACTCTTAGTTAGTACATCGCCTTGAGGCAAGCGATGAATTGCTCCAGCACCGGCTTTTTGTAATCTACCTACAAGATCTTCTGGAGATTTGCCATATTTACGGGATAACTCTTGTACTATGGGATGATCGGCAGATAATTGATCGGCGGGAATCGTAGAAAGCGAAGCTCTGTCCATTGGGGACATACCTCCAATTACGGAATCCTGAAGCATGCCAGCGGCACGCATGACGCCTTGAGGTCCGGTGTTGGCCGATGTTATCTGATTGAACGCCTGATAAGCACCTTGGGCGCCTTGAATGCCTCTGGTAGTGGGTTCCGCCATGAAACCGCCGAAGCGCTTTACAATGTTCTCGATATCTGCTTGATTACCGGTTTCACTTCTAGAAATTACCTGAGCCGTGGCGTCTAGGAATTTGCGATTCTCTTCTCTGAATTCGCTGCCATCTAAACCCAGTCTATTGCCTTCGGCGATCATTTTGACAAATGCCTGAGTAGAAGCTTGTGAACTTCCCAGGGTTTGGGAAAGATTTCCCAGGATTCCACCGGCATTGGTGATATCCATGTTTCTTGCCGCTTGTAAGCCTGTGACAGAACCTCTGCCCATTCTAGTAGATCCGCCAGCTCCTATGATCTGGCCCGACATCTGGGCCGCCATGTCATCAGTAAATCCAGCACCAACCGCTCGTTCTCTGAATCCTCCGGGGCCGTGAAAAGTGCTGTAATCCAAACCGAGTTGTCGTTGTGTGGAAAGATAGCCTCCAGCGGCTCCTCTAAACTGTTCTTGAGCCCTCAATTTCTTGAGCCCTTCGGGACTGGATTTAAGTGCTTCGTATTGTTTGGCTTGTTCTTCTTCGAATTCCTGTCGTAGCTCCGCCTGGACCATATCCTTTTGGCCTTGATTTCCGAACACACCCATAAGTGATTGTCTTGGCCTGAGAATCGCGGCTAGCGGATTATTCAGCCTACCTTCCATGCGCTCACCGGCGACGCCATGAGCTTTAGCTCTTTCACCCCTAAACATAAACTCTTCCATTGACTTGCCAGCGTAGAGTGCGTTGAACTGGGCTCCAGGGGCTCCGGCTTGAGCTATGGAAGCCGATAAGAGTTCTGTGGCTCTACCACCGGATTCCGCGAAAGATCTGCGAATGTTTTCGATCATCAAGGCGACACCGGTGATGGCCGCTGCGGCGCCGGTTACAACGGCTGCGGTTCCTGTTATCGAAGAAGTGAGAGAAGAAAGAGCCGCAGTAGAACTACCTTGATTCCCAGGAGCTGGGCCGCCGGTTAGATTTCCACGGTTAACCAACGTATGTAGTTCGCCCGTGGTTCTAAGTTCTTGCTTCTTTAATTCGTTAAGCCTTTCCTGAATCTGAAACTTTCTTTGTTCGCTTGCTAATCCGCTGGCTTGTTCTTTATTTAGGTCGCCTTGAAGTTTTTTTATGACTTCCATCTTGCGACGGGTTTCTTCGAAAATCTTATCGGATTGCTGTTTTGCTTTGTTTTGCTCTTGCTGGACCTGGCCCGAAGAAGGCGCTCCTGGAAGGCCTCCTAGACCCATGGCACGCATTTTCTGGTCGATCTGGCGCTGCTGCTGGAGAAGATTGGCGGGATTATTCAGCTGATTGAGCTGTTCTTGCATCCTTTTGACGGCGCTTTGAAAAGCTTTATCATCCAGATCAAGACTGATTTTTAGTTTTTTCTCTGCCATTTCAATACCTTAGCGGTTTGGTCTTTAAATACTAAAAGACCATATAGGTAAAGATTCCAATCTTTGACCCTACCCCGGCGTTATATCATAAATGGATGGAATTACTGTGAAAACAATAGCTTAATAGGCCCCGCTATGGCCGCAAACAACGTGACGTAGATGAGATAGAACTGAAAGGGGCTAAAACCCCTTTCCTTAAAAGACATGAATAGAAGGATGGGCCCAAACACCACCAGCATATCTAGCCAAGCTCTCAGATAGGCCTTGACATATTTCAATTACTTGGTCTCCCCTAATTGCTTTACCAGCTTTGCTTTCTGGCCCACAAATACCTGGTCGAGATCGCTGCCGTCGCCTTTGATATTGCGTTCGGTGTATGAAATTAGTTTCTTAATGTACAGGCGTTCCGAGCTTTCTTTTTTCATTTTCTTCGCTTTCTTTTTGCTACCGGTCTGTTTTTTTGCCATGTTGTATCAGTGCTCCTATTGTTATTTAGGTATTCTATAGCTTTTAACATTAAGTCTTGTGAATCGCTAAAATGTCCTAAACCTCTATTGCATTTGTCACACAGAAGGCCTCTGATTAAACCAGTCTTATGGTCGTGGTCTACAGACATACGCTTTTTAAAATCTTTTTGGTCTATTTTACATATAGCGCATTTTCCATCCTGTTGTCTCAAAAAATCTTCAAAATCTTCTAAATTTATTCCATAAGTAGATCTCAATTGACTATTTTTATATTGATGGGGTTTCTTTTTCCTTCTTTCATTATCTTGCATTCTTACTCTCTCTATATTGTTCTTTTTCCAGTTATCCGGGGTTCCCAACTGACAATCTATACAAAAAGGTCTAGCGCCATCTTTAGTTCTTTTACTCGGATAAAATTCTGATAATTTTTTAGTTATTTTACATTTAAAGCAATTTTTAAGTCCTTCTAAAAAAAGAGGATTGTGGGGATGTTTGAAGCTTTTACCGAAAGGATTTTTAGAACGCATTAAGGTTTTGTCCATATGCGCCGTAGCCTCTTCTAGCCATCCATTTCTGCCAGCGATAACTGGAGCAGATGGGGACTCTCTTTCCCAATCAGACGGTCTGTCAAATCTTTTAGCGTCTTCCATTATTTTTTCTTTAATCCAATATCCATTGGGTTTCTTTTTGGGTTTCATATGCGCTGTCAGTTCTGGTAACCACCCATTTATTCTGGATTTATCGTAAGCGTGTTTAGACTCCAACTTCCAGGCGCTCTTAGAATTAAATCTCAGAGCGTCCTCTCTACATTTTTCTTTAGTCCAATATCCCCAATTTTTCATATCACCATTTCAAACTAAATTCAAGGTTGATAAAGTCCCGACCAAGATTTTGTGGATATAAATCACAATTTGAGATGTGATTGTATTCAATCCCCATCCCAGCTCCGTCTTCATCCCTTATTCCAATCCCCAGATTCTCATTAAAGTTGGGAAATATCCCGCCCAAATAACTATCTGTTGATGTAATCATAGCCAATCCAATCCCACTCCTAATTTCCACAATGCCTTCATGCACAACAATACCAAGTCCGGAGCTTCCATAAAGACTACTACTCCTAGCCGGATTGCCACTATTGTCGGTCCAATAACCTACCTTGTTCTGCCAGTAAAGTGATCTTAATAGATAGTAGCGATAGCCCAAATCCACGGTTTTCGTCTCGATCATCGAATTAGTAGCACTAGGTCCCACACCTAGGCCGTAATTGATGAAGGCTTCATCGGCGAAGACTTGGCTGGCGAGTAGAAGTAGAAAGAGATATTTCATCATTTTCCCTCATTTTTTAAAGTGCGTGGGCCGCTGGACCACCCTATCTCCACTTAGCCGGAATTGTACCGGCACCCGCGCACCCTCAGCCCTCCGAAGAGAGCGGAGATTTAAAATTCACTGTAAGGACCGGACCAGTCCCCGCCACGTTTACCGATGCAAAATAATCGCTTGGAGACGTATCCACAGATGGGTTCCATCCAATGAGCGCGGGTCCAATGACACACCAGCAGAGGATATTGGCAGAGCATCCACTGATCTTCGCGGTGAAAGACCAGCCATCCGAAAATAACGGGCACCCTAAAATACAACTTCATCCCCCGCCTCCCTCTTTCATGGCCTCTAGGCTGCGGATACGGGCTATGAGTTCGAGGATCGCGGTGGGGGTTGCAAGCTGCGATGAACTCAGAATCCTCTTTTGGTTTGTGCCCAGTGTAAGCCACATACCAAACATCACGAGTAATGTGCGCCGTCTGAATTACATCATTGTCAGCCGTCTTATGCCAAGGTCCCGGCGTCGCCGACCGTGCGAGTTTTTCAAGAGCGTCGTAATCTGTGGTCATGGGGTTCCTTTCAGCCTCCCTTGCGGTCGGCAATTACCTAATCATCAAATGATATTCACGCCTAGCGGCCCACGCACCGAACCGCATAGGTACTGATGCGGAAGCCATAGTACACGACGCCGCCGAGGCTGCCGTTGAATATCCACGCACTGTAGCGACCGCCGGAGAACACCGAGGCGGACCAAAAGCTTTCTACGTCAGGGATAACATTGAGCAGTCCGTTCTCAATGGCCACGGAGATTTCATCCCTTGTTGGGATGCCCCATGCCCTGTCTTTGAATTTACCTAATTCAGCCACAAAAGACGCTTGTGTGATCTCAATGGCTTTGTCGAAAGCATACTTGTCTTTCAGCGGAGGACTCCAGAGGAGATTCGTTTGATTGTCTCTCCAGAAAACGAGGCCTTTTTTATTCGT